CTCAACCTCGGTTCGAGTATTCCCAGAATTGATGTAAATCATCTTTCCACCCTTGGGGTTGCGGCGGAGAGCGGAGAAGGTGAGGCTGGAAATATCGAGATCCTGAATGCTCTTCATTTTCTATATTCACGCTTCGAAACTTTAACCCTTGAAGTTTTTCAAGTTGCGACGACGGGACGAGAGTTGCTTCGCAACTCGGTGGAAAAACAGACCGAACGCAACTCGGATTTAAAACCTATGATAACCATAAATGACTTGTGGATGCCTGAACGACCGTCGTAAATTCTTAATTAGTCTCCAGCAGGCTGTTTTGTTCTTTATAGTAGCAAACCCAACAATAGCAGATACCCTCTTTAAAAACATTACAGGTGTGAGCCGATTGTTGTTACAGACTGTTATTTTCCTTGCGATTACCTTTTTGCTCATGAAATATGAGAAGAAACCATACGTTAAAAATCTTCATTAAAATTTAAATCACCAATAACAGATGATTTTGAATATTCACCAACGCGTTTTTCGAAAAAGTTGGTCTTTCCGGGGAGAGATATGTGTTCCATCCAATCAAAAGGATTCTTTGAATTATACACAGGGTCTATACCCATGCTTTTCAAAAGACGATCGGCAACAAATTCGATATATGTCATCATCTTTTGAGAATCCATACCAATCATTTTCACCGGAACTGCTTCAGATACAAACTCCTTTTCAATATCCACCGCGCTTTGTATAATCTTCAATATAGTTTCAGTTGATGGTTTATCTTTCAGTTTCGAAAATAAGAGAAGAGCAAACTCTTGATGGAGCCCTTCGTCTCTGCTTATAAGTTCATTTGAAAAGCAAAGGCCTGGCATAATACCTCTGTTCTTGAGCCAAAAGATGGAACAGAATGAACCCGAAAAGAATATCCCCTCAACACAAGCAAAAGCAAAGAGTCGCTCGGCAAATGGTTTTGATGAATCCAGCCATTCAAGAGCCCATGCCGCCTTTTTGGCAATACAAGGAACTGTATCAAGAGCATGAAACAGCTTTTCCTTCTCCTCTTCGCTTCGTATCAATTTATCAATCATCAAAGAATATGTCTCCCCGTGAATACTTTCATTAAACCCCTGGTACGCATAGAATGATCTGGCTTCTGGTATTTGAACCTCTGATCCAAAATTCATATCGATATTTTCAAATACAATACCATCCGACGAAGCAAAGAATGCGAGAACCATTTTTATAAACTCTTGTTCATTCCCTGAGAGTTTCTCAAAGTCATCAACATCCTTGGATAAATCAATCTCTTCTGCTGTCCAAAAACTCGCAATTGCTTTTTTATAGAGATTCCATATATCTGGGTACCGAATTGGAAAAGAGGTGAATCTTGAACTTGATTTTTCCAGAATCGGGTCCATTTATAGATAATACCGATATAATCTATAAATGAGACGTGTCGCTCTTTTGATGAAACGTGCCGGTCATCAAGGTAACCCAGTCAAGACGTGTGGAGCCTATATAAAACGAATCAAACATGGTGTCATTATCAAGGGTGTCTGTGAACAACACGACCAAAAGATGGAATATTTCTGGGTACAAGGAGATGATGATGAAGTTCACGATATTGTTGCCGAGTTTGGTTCTTTAACCTACCCTGAGATTCGTACCATTGATTATAAACTTACACATGGTACTCTTGATGCTTGTTTTGATCAAGCTTCTCGTGATTCATACGATGAATATCTTCGAGATCCAAAAGCATTTATTTCTAAGTGCTAAAAACCTTGATCATTGATGTTATTTCGCGAGGTACGAGGACTTTTGAAATGTCCCAAATTGTCTTGGCCATTGGGTGACAATTACGAATCTCAATCTCCTTGAGATGTGGATTATCTGGGAATTCGTTTAAAAGGTTTCTTACGAGTTTACCAAAGAGTGTAAAATTAAACTTTTCATACATAAGTCCATTGTTCAGATCAACAATAATAAGTTGAATCAATTCCTTTCGTTTACAAATATCGTTCACACTCGTTATATCTGGAATAAGCTTCTGTGTACATGTTTCAACCTCCTCCTCTGTCCTGGGCTGGAAATCCAAAAACTTGTCCAAAAAGAGTTCAATAACAAGTCGTCTTCCTTTCACATGGAAAGAAGCAAAAGTGTCCATCTTCTAAAGTCAATCATATAATTTTTAAACAAAATATTAACACTATATAAATGACTCATCTTCTCTATGTGATTGCTCTTATCTTGGTTATGGTTGGTGTCCAGAATATGGTACAAGGATCTATGAATACAAATAAAGGATATACTCAGGCAACATCCAAGTCACAGCTCTGGACAGGTGCCATCATGCTGACTTTCGCAGGCATGCTGTTAGCCTATGAAACCAAGATGGGTTCGTTTTCGGAGTAGCTCGTTCAATGAGTACCCTTGACATTCCAAGAGCTTTTGTAACATCATCTGAAACCTTTTGATAATCTACTGGATCAAGCTCGTAAATATATTTCTTCAACTGTTCCTCCTGAACATGTGTGAGTTTCTTTGCCACCTCAGCAACATCTACTAAATCATTTATGATGATTCTCTCAGTCTTCATATGTTTGGTAATTTCATCGGCAATTTTTTGTGGATCATCAATATCCAAATCATTAAAAATGTTCAGTAGAGCGTTTCTTCTATCTGTTTTTATGGAATTGATGATTGACTTCAAATCACTTTCGTATGAAAGATCAACAAGATCGTCGAAATTCATTTTCTTCATTATATTATAAATGGAAATCATTAATGCTTTAACACTCTTATTCGCACTCATAATCCTTGCTCACGGTGTTACACTTCTTATACCCTATAACAAAAACATGTCTGAAAAGGGTACACGAACCTTTTCATTGAGTAATACAATATTAGGACTTGCCTATGTGATTATAGCGATTTTTCTTGCTTATAAAACAGTACCTCTGATGAGGGGGTCACAAGAGCAGATGCCAAATGAAGGTCCGCTAAACGAACAGCTTCCCGTGAATCTGGGGCCAGAATCTCGTCAACAGTAACATATTCAGATAATTGTACAAACCATACATCATCCTCGGTTTCTGATGCCCAATACTCCTTCTTTTTACCCATGACACTCAAGATCTTCACACGAGCATCCATATGAGAAATAGCCTTGACACGTGTTCCAAATGGGTACGAATATATTTGCTCTTTTGGTCGTGTATAACAACAATTTAGCATTTCTTACGAGTAATACCGAGTGTTGTTTCTAACTTACCCTTTGCCCGAACCATTGGTTTCTCACGTTTTAATACAAATTCTGGTTTGATCGTAGGGGTGACTGTTTTCTCAATTACTTTTTCTATATGAACAGGATTATACATTTCACCCGGTATAAGTGCTTTTATACCTAAATCAGCGGCTTGGCGAAACTCTTCTATTGTAAGTGTACCCCCAAACTGAACAAGTGCTTCTCTACATGGTGCTGGCTCTGTGTGTGAGACTTTACCGTTTGTTTTCTTTTTCAAAAGCGTTATAAGATCCATTGAATTCAAATTGTTCTTGTCTATGGCATATGCCTTGACACAATTCCATGAACAAAATTGACCAGTGGTGAGAATGTTCCCCTTGTATAACTTGTACGGGTAACGTACTGTTTCCGTTTCATACGGATGACAACACCACCAGCAATTCATCTTCTTAAAGAAGTTTGTATTCCTTTAATAAATGCGCATTCTTAGTATTGATGTAGGTACCAAAAATCTAGCACTCTGTTTGTTGGATACAACTACACGGGTTATTCACAATTGGGACGCATCAGGAATTCCAACAGAGAGTACTCTTGGTCTATTTCCATGTCTCTTGAAACATTTACGTTCTATGCCATGGACATTAACATCTGATATAATTTTGATAGAAAAACAACCGGACCAAAACAAGCGTATGAAATCTGTTGAGCATTTTTTACATTCATATTTCTTGACGTTGGATCAAAATGTTCAGTTGTGGGACGCGAGACATAAAGTTCCCGATATTTCTGGACCCGGGAAGGCTCAATACAAGAAAAGAAAACAGGCTGCGGTCCAGAGGTGTGAAGCATTCTTGGTTGAAACACATAGTCAGTTTTTAACCTTTTTCAAAGAATCTAAAAAGAAGGATGATTTGGCAGATACCGTTCTCCAAGCTTTGAGTTATAACGCCCCTTCCGCTCCACCTCCACCAAAAACTCAAAAGGCTCGTAAACCAACCGTAAATCAAACATCTACAAAATACTCAAAAGCAAATTTAGCGTGGCTCTACGTTCATGATCCAACAAATAAACGTTTTCAAAAGGATCTTCATCGATATTATAAAACAGTTGAAGAGTTGATTGAAGAATTCAAAATAAAAGTTGTGTCTCCTTCTTAGTTTTTTTTACCATGTGTGAGATAAAATGCTCCGCCAATATTGCCAAGCGCAGTTCAAGACTATTTTCAATACAGATACGGCTGCCAAGAATTGTGAAATCTCTGTGTATAACTGGACATGTAAACAGGTGAAAGCTTCCGGAAAAGAACCATCATGGGAGAACAAATGGTTCAAGAGTTTATATAAACACAGGTTCTTGGCAATCGATTATGCTTTGAAGAAATCAAAGGTGCTTGTTCCGAATCTACTCAGTGGTGCTCTCAAATTCAAAGAATTTATGATGATGGGACCTGGCCAATTATTACCAGATGGACCATACGAAACAACTAGGAAGAAGGTGGAGGCGCGTAAGGATGAGGCTTTCCGTAGAAGTAAATTAGATGAGGTTCCAGATGGGATGTTTCAGTGTAAAAAATGTAAATCTAAGAAGACCACGTATTACCAGCTTCAGACAAGGAGTGCTGATGAGCCTATGACAACATTCGCGTCGTGCCTGAGCTGTAATACCCAGTGGCGATTTTAGTTAGAGAAAACATTCGTATTATTATAAAAATGACTCGTATTCTTGTTTATGTTGTCGAGGGAGATGATGATAGCGCGGAGCCAGTTCTTCGTGAGGCGACTATTCTCAGTACGGATGAATATGGTGTTCATACTATTCAATATAAAAACGAAACCGAAACGTACCAGATTACGAATGATTCTATAGACGAGTACTTATCAGACTCTGATTATGTTCCGTCATCTTCAGAATCAGAGACTGAATCGGACTCTGAAGAAAATGTTGACGAAGAGTAAATGAAAGGTTTCGTATTACTCGTGTTGCTCGCATTCTTGTTATTTTTCCTTCTTCGCCATAATTCCAACTTCAAATCGTGTACTTCAGGAAAAAGCAGTATATTAGCCGATAAAGACGGTAAGTGTAAGGTTGGGTTTGTTGGTGTAAATTAAATATTGATTCATTAATAAATGGAGAATAACGTTATACTCGTAGCTTCTATAATAGCCCTTGTTGCTTTTTTGGTGTACCAGAATAGACCACGAAAGGAGAATTGCTGTGGAGCTTAAAGAGCTGTTTTATGTACCTATTAAATGTTCAAGGAATTTGATGCTTCGTCAGAGGAACATGTCATGTGGCTCAAGAGTGTTATCGATGTGAAAGAACCAATCAATAAAATGAAACTCATCGAAAAGAATCCAATGGGTCAGAATGTTCCTCCATTCGAGCTTGTTCAGGTTCTCTTTGGACTCTCGATGAAATATACACAGGCAGTTTTCAAAGGAACTGCTTTTATTCCCAAAGCTTAAAAAGTATACTATTTATATTTTTACAATGTTGTCCAAAGCTGGAGCCCAAGCAATTTACAATAAACTCCTTCAGAATATGAGTATCCCTATTGTTGTTGGAACAGGTCCAGCAGGTACTGGTAAAACCTTCATAGCATCGTATATCGGAGCTCAGAAACTTGCTTCCGGTGCTGTCAAGAAGCTTATTCTCACTCGACCTGCTGTAAGTGTTGATGAACAACATGGATATCTACCAGGTACTTTGGAACAGAAAATGTCACCATGGACACGACCAATCTTTGATTCACTTGGAAAGTATTATAGTAAAAAAGAGATCAAGGCACTCTTGGCCGATGATACTATTGAGATTTGTCCTCTTGCTTATATGCGCGGAAGAACCTTTGAAAACTCTTGGATTATAGCCGACGAAATGCAAAATTCAACAGCAAATCAAATGAAGATGATACTCACGAGGATTGGTCAGGGGTCTCGAATTGTCATAACTGGTGATGTGACTCAGGTTGAGAGAGGATTTACTGAAAATGGTCTCTCTGATTTCATATCACGGTTAGGGAATATTGATGGGATTAGACACGTTGAATTTGATGAGTCTGATATAACAAGGCATTATATAATCAAGGATATCTTGAATATGTATCTTAGTCCTCCAACTTCACAATCTTGATTATATGATAATGTGTGTTGCGGATCGGTGTATCCGATGTATTGTTGAGCATATCGTAATCATCATTTCTAGCTATAATAGAATACCCATCTTCTAAGAGATCATTTGGAATATCTTCGGTAAGTAATTTTTCAGGGAGTTTATCTGATACTTTAACAATCATATTACAAGGAACAAGCGTCAATTTGTAATATTCTTCATCATCTTCTTCGTCATCCTCCAAAACAAACCGAGGCTCAAGGTGTGTTATTTTATAATATTTACTCGTTGTCTTGTCGAATACTTTTTTTGTAATCTCCATAATAGTTTTGTACTCCTGGTCTGTCAGCTTCTCCTTGATTTCGAATAGAGCATCTGACAAATTGTGAGCCATTTATAAATAAAAACCATAGTTCTTTATATAATGAACATTGTGCTCGATAAGCCATTCCAACACGCTCGTATTTTTACGAAAAAGGCTATAAGAAAACAACCAATCGTTCATTTTACGCATGGAATCGTGAAATCATCAGCAATGGTTTCTGCTACAGATGTTATTCTTCACCACAAGATTCCTGATTTGGCAACAACGGTTACAGACGCAACTTTTACCCAAACAATCAGTACTATTACATGGGTTATCAAGGAGATTATGTGAGCTCCCATTTCGAAGAGAGATATCCAATTGTATAATTTATATTGTAATTATCAAAACATACAACTTTACCATTCAGTGAAAATACATTCTTGTCGGTTTTGATTTCGTCGACTACCCATAGGTTGAAAAATTCCTGGATACAAATTCTATGTAAATCCATTTCCACCCAAAAATCTTGAGTCAACAAAGATTCTGTATCCACTGTACCGTACATCTGAAGATTTTTACTAATCTGTGGATAAACTCCATGTGTCATGTGATATGTGTCGAGTGCTTTTGTAAAAAAATCACAATCTTTTTTTTTACAAAAGGATACAATCGCAGTCTTTTCATTTTTATGAACGGTATATACCATACCAGGGTGTTTATGAATCGTCCAAAGAACTCGCGGAGCCTCTGAAGTCTTTGGCTTTTGAAGAGTTGCCGCCATTTTAAGAATAAACGCATGAATATTTTAAATGGAAGATCTTGCCCTTCTTCAAGAGTATAACATCAAGGTGTTTCCAAAGGAGAAGGATATTTATGATATCATAAATTCTCTTTTGGAAGGATCATCGTCTGAGGATGCTTTTTTCATCGTTGATATCGGTAAGATTATTCGACAGGTTCAAAAGTGGGAGGAACTTTTGCCAAATGTAAAGCCGTATTACGCAGTCAAGGCAAACCCGAATCTCGTTATACTCAAGGTTCTTGCGAGTCAAGGTGTAAACTTTGATTGTGCCTCAAAGAATGAAATTGCTTCAGTTTTGAACCTTGTTGAATCAGATCGCATCATCTTTGCCAACCCATGTAAGATGAGTTCGCAATTGAAATATGCGCGCGCCAATGATGTAGATCTCTTGACATTTGATTCGGATTATGAACTCTATAAGATTAAACTGTACCATCCAAACGCTAACCTCGTTCTTCGTCTCAAAGTAAATGATGAAGCATCTATGTGTCGGTTTGGGTGTAAGTTCGGAGCAACCCTTGAAGCGGCCAAGAATCTTTTACACATTGCCAAGACTCTTTCTCTGAATATTGTTGGTGTTTCCTTTCACGTTGGATCTGGGTGTAAAAATCCTGACCAATACAGACAAGCTATCAAGGAATCTTACGAGTGTTTCGAACTGGCAAAAGAGTTTGGGTTTACATTCAAGATTCTAGATATTGGTGGTGGCTTTGAAAATGAACAGTTTGATGAGATGGCTCAAGTGATTAATCAGGCTATTCAGGTGTTTGACGAGTCGGTTGAAGTTATAGCAGAGCCCGGTCGTTTCTTTGTCAGTTCAAGTCACACACTCGTTTTGAATGTGATTGGTAAAAAGACAAATGGTGATGAGCGTATTTATTACCTGAACGATGGAGTCTACGGGGCTTTCAATTGTATCTATTTCGATCACGCTGTACCTGATATTTGCCCATTTAATGAGCGTGCTGGACAATTGTTCACTTCCAAGATATTTGGACCAACGTGTGATTCGATAGATAAGATTGCCGAATCTGTTCAACTCCCAGACTTGGCGATTGGTGAGTGGGTCTACGTTGAGAATTTCGGAGCATATTCGTCCGCATCATCAACTACTTTCAATGGGTTTTCACAGACTCAGAATATCTACATCTTAACGAGTACCTAACCATATTTATGTGCCTCTCCAATATAGTGTATAGTGGCTGCTAATGACGCACACATTAATACCAGAGCTATTACACCACCTGCTATGAATCCACCCTTTTTACTTTTATCGGAGTTCTTTGAAGAAAAAATAAGTAGAACAATTGCTACTGATAACATAACCATACAACTACACCCAGGAATAGCAGGATTTATCATTTATTAATTACATATGTTTTTTATTTGGAACCAGAATTAGCCATTTTTCTGCTCTCTTAATCGCATTTGTTACAGTTGAAGGAAATCGGGAACTCGTGAAGTTGGGGTTGTTGTTTGGTAGTTACTGTGGATATTTATGAGCAACATATGACTCATATCCCGCGGCACCGAAAAATAATACAGATGCTATTATCCATACGATACCAGCTATCATAAACATACGACTCATACCTTCTTTTTTATCCTTTTTATATTGTGCATATAATGAAAAAAAGACGATTGAAGTTATTAATGAACATATACCAATACCTATTTCGAACTTCATTTACTTATAGAAAATATTATTTATTCAATAAATGGAAGATATATTCTTACCTGTTGTTGAAGGATCGATGATTGTAGCATCTCATTATTGTAAAGCAACAGGACGATCGACAGTCACTGCCAAGGATGTTGAATATGGTATGAAGTTTGCCATTCGAAACATCCTTGGGAATCAGATTGGTAGCTTTTTTCCTGAAATATACGACGAAGAAGAATCAGATGAAGATGATATAGAAGTGGTTGATGATCAGGAAGAACCATTTTCAAGATACGAAGGTGATGATCCAGTTTATTTAAAGGTGAATGATGCCGTCGACACATGGGATTCTTGGGAACCGTTTAGTCCAGCCGAAATTATTATGAAGAACGCTTTACAGAATGGATGGGTACACCAAGAAGGAACATCATCTTTTTGAAGACGAAGAAGAGGAGGAGGAAGATGAACAACCAAAGAAAATAAAGTACTCTGTCATTCTCGAAGAGGAGGAATTTCTAGACTAGCTTACGAATCTTTTTCAAACCATTCATAATCTTTGGTTTAATCTTTACATCAAGAGATAATTGGTTAATAGTATCCAAATCATATGTTTGAGTTATTTCAGTCAAAGGGTCTCCAGCATTCGCTTTCAAAACAATGAGACGCAAATCATCTATCTTTTTATTCAACTTTTTGAGTCGAATCTGTTTCATACTCATATTTGAAAACTTTGTCCACATACTCCCAGGTCTCAGTTTTGTAAACGTATGTGGTCTTATGTATAAAGATGGAATGAAACACGCAGAGTTTATAAAGAATGGTACAACATCCCATGTTTTTTGAGAATAAATTAATGAATCAAACATATCAGCTGTCGATAAACTATCATACATATTCGCACACGTATCAATTGTTAAATTTGTAGCATCTATATAGTTTTCATGAACTATTCCGAAACAATGGCCATGTTCATGAAATACTTTATTATAATGAAAAGGAATCTTCCCAGATGCTAGATTTTCTATATATTTATACGAATCAAAAAAACGATCTCGCATCCATGAAAAGTCTTGTTTGAAAATATGCATATTATAATTTTCATTTTTTAGTTCCTCTTCAGTGACTGTTTTACCAATATGTTTCGAGAATTCCTCAGCAGTAACTCTTGGTAATTGAAGAGGGTTTCCAATCGCAAGTCTTGTTTCAGAAAGGATATAAATCTCTGTTTTCGTATCAGTTGGTATAGAATTTAAACCAATACATGTCGAGACTGAATCATAATCGTCTATAACAACTGATAATTTTGAAGAATTCATCTTTTCAAAGAAATCAATCGTACCTTCACGGGTCTTGAGAATATCATGATTAATATAAATCATATCCTTTTTTTGTGAAAAGTAGAAGGTTTTGCCCGTTCCAGGAGGTCCAAAAACATTTGTTATTGGCATATATATATGGAGAACGATAATGAAATCTTAAAGCTTCTTTTGGAATCGAACGAGGTTAAAGCATATATAGCATTTAATACTCTTATTTTGGCACTTTTGATTTACATAGCACTCAAGGTATAAACGACTTTGAATACAAAGCAAGTTCTACAAGTGAGTAGTTAATGTTTCCTAAATTTGGAGCAATATATGAATATAAATTGGAACTTATCTGATTATTAATTGGTACAGGACAATCTATTCTTCTATTATATGTTGTATCTATTACATTTCCAGCAAGATTTGTAAAGAGTGATTGCCATGATTGTGTGTTCGAATTATAAACATTCATCGAATAACTTGGAGTCTGTAAAGATAAAAGAGGTTCAACGATATATACATTTGATACAACAATTGGATTTGGTAATTGGATAGATATAAACTGGTTGGCAGGGTCTCCACCCGACCCAGATGATTGGTACACATTCGAACCAGCATAATAAACCTTACCGGACTGAGTCAATACTGATGTGTAGTTTGTTTGACCACAAGAAATCTGTTTTATATATTCACCAACTATACTCGCAACAGTAAACACATTTACATTACTATACGTTCCTATTGCGAGTTGACCATAATAATTGTACCCAGATCCCCACGATTGTCCTAATGAATCGGTATACATTGATGATTTGTTTCCACATGATAATATATTTGTTGGTGCGTTTCCGGTTGTAACTTGCGTAAACACTTTGCGATCTACTAAATCACCAAGACCCAATTGACCAACATCATTCAAACCTGTTGACCAAATCTGAGAATTGTATGCCAATATAGTGTGCGCATCACCGGCAGCAATAGCAGAGGCGATTGGTGGATTCACAATATTTGTAAAGGTTGTTACCGTTGATAAATCATTGGTACCGAGTTGACCATTTGCGTTAAGACCAGTGACCCAAATTGTTCCATCAGTCTTTAAACCAACTGTATGGAACGAACCACATGAGATAGAATTAAAATTACTTGTACTCGTAGATGTTGGTACGTTTATATTTGTAAAATTACCGAGCCCTAATTGACCAGAAGAGTTTAATCCACATGTCCAAACAGTTCCGTTTATAAGCATAGCCATATGTGAATTTCCACACGAAATTGCCGTTACGTTTGTAATATTTGGTACTTGTGCGAATGAAGTTGTTGTTGTAAATGTTCCATTACCCAATTGACCATATGTGTTCAGACCCATTGTCCAGAGATTACCAAGGATATCAATACCTGCTGTAAATGAATTTCCTTCTGCCAAAGATGTAAACTCGTAATTAAGCTGTTGGAATGTCCATGTATCTGTCCCTATGACTTGACCAAATTGTCCAAAGATGTTATTACCGGTTGTTACTGTATTTATCTGAGAAAGTTGACCGAATTGCTGATATGTGTTGTTTCTAATAAGATTCTGAACAATACTTGTTTGCCAACCGGGATTTGTTTCAAGAACATCAAAGGCTCGTGTACAATATTGATAATCATTTTGGGTTGAACAATTTACTACGTATGTTCCATTACCCCATGCGTTATTCGATATTGTTGCGGTTATGGGTAAAGATGGTTGTTTTATTGGTGGTACAAGATCAAGACTAGATGGCGGATATCTAAAGAGTGGTGGTGAATAATAGGGTTGTGTGAAAATATTTGAATAGGTTGTTCCAAAGATGTATTGAAACTCTGTTGATATAAAATCAGAGGTTGCTATTGTTGGTACCAAAGGGTTTATATTTCCGGATGTATCGAATGAGAATACAAACCCAGCGCTATTTCCAGCCTGTAAACCAGAACCAAAATATGTTGGCAGTTTATATGTTCCGATCGTTGAAGTTGTAGACCCATAAGGGAAGAAACCACATGCCGCCAATTGCCCGGTTTGAGTACTTACCGCAATATCATTGATTGTACAATTTGTAAACAATATATTCCACCTTGAATTATCCGTTGAACTTTTTTTTGTAATCTGACTATCATTGGTATAATAAATATTATTAAAGAAATCAGTTACAGCTGCCACATTTGTTGTAGTGAACGTATTATTTACGGTTTGATTAAAAGTCTTTTCGTATGTTGTTGAACACAAATATACATTTGATAATTGATCTGGTCGTATAATCATAGGAACGTTTCCGAAACTGATTGAGTTTGTTTGGTTCAATGTTAGTGGATCAAATGTTAATACAGATCCAGAAATGACTCCGAGATATAATGTACCATTTGAAAAGGCTATATCTGATACTTGTTGACCCTGAACAACAGTTGAAGAGTTTATTGACCCATTTGCTCGATTTATTGTAGCAACAGTTAACGTACCTAGTGAAGTTGAAAATGTCAAAGGTGCTATTTCTGGTTCATATTGTGTTGATATATAGGAATTCGTGAAAAGTTTACCTTGAGCAAATACTGTATTTTTGGTTGTTACTATATATGTTGAAGTTGCTCCCGCTGAAAATCCTATTGATCCGAGAGGGGTTGGTAAACGAACAAAGTTTTTATTCGTTGCTGTGTTGATTGTTTGTCCATTTGTGTTCGATCCGACTGCCCATACATTTCCGGAAGCACCTAGAGCAAGGGCATGCGCACCACCTGCCGATACGGAAACAATTTGTTCTGGAAAATCAACCTGTGTTTTTACAAATATAATTGAAGAAGGTCCACCTATACCATAATCATTTTTTCCAGAAACAAATACAGACGAAGCTGATACAAGAATAGAGAATGTATTTCCAGCAGATATATTAGAGACTGAAGGTATTCCAGATATGGCTATAAAACTTGATCTATTTGTTAAATCACCAAGACCCAATTGACCACTCGTATTTAAACCGGTACTATATAAAGAAGTTGGACCGAGAGCCAAAGTATGATTATAACCACACGCAATGTTTGAAATTGGTGTTATTACTGCCGTCGTGAAACTTGTTCTTTGTACAAAATCACCAAGACCCAATTGTCCTTCTACATTTCTACCTGTCATGTATGGAACGAGTGTTTTCACAATACCGGAATGATACGCACCGCATGATATATCAGTTACACCACTCACAGATGAAACCTTTACAAAACTTGTTTGATTTGTGGTTGATCCAAGTCCCAATTGACCTTCAAGATTTAATCCTGTCGCATATACATCTCCGTTTGTAAGCAATACCAAAGAATGTTTCCATCCAGTTGCGCATTTGGAAACACCGGAAATAGGAACCTTTACAAAACTTGTTCTAATATTTGTATCACCGAGACCCAATTGACCAAAATCATTTGATCCACACCCATATAAATCACCGGATGTTGTTACTACAAGGGTATGTTGATTCATACATGAAACTTGTTTGATTTGTACCTTTGTCACAGGGTCATTGTTCCAAGCTGAATATATAACGGAACTTGTAACATACATAGAAGGTGATTGTGGAGCCTGAACACTCCAGATGTTATTCTGACCTATATAATGACTTAGGAACCCAGTTGGACCTTGTGAATATACATTCGATCCATTCAAAAGTGTTTGGTCATATAATCCTGTTACAAAGTATCCACCATCTACCAAACTCGATCGAATTTTACTCATTTGGTTCACGAAAGAAGATCCGGAAATCTGATATGAAATACCTTCAATCAAATTGTAAAAAAATGAACATCTCTGATCTTGTGAAGAATTAATCCCATTAAAATCTCCTTGAGAATTACCAACAGTTAACAAATGCTGTTTATAATCATATGTAAGTGAAGTTATATTAGAGTATACTTGTGTTGATGACTGTGTTGTTATATTTGATGAAACTGGTAAATCAAAGGAAAAATAAGAGGTTTGGTCCGCATAACCAGGTGATGAAAAAGTAACCACAACATATGTTGGAACATTTATGCCTGAGAATATAATCGAACTAGTTGTTGTAGTATATGAAACTGAAGGAAAACTATATGGAATAGATATTGACACTTGTACCGGACTTGTATAGAAAAGTGTAATTGTTCCAAGATAATTTATATAAGAAACATTTACTTGTAATTGTGGCAGAGATATCTGTTTCGTCACAGCATCCAAAAGCATTTCCGCCGCGGTAAAAATGGGTTTATTCGCATATACAAAATTATGACTCTGTGCCCAGATTGTTAAAAAATAAGAACCAGCATTATTCTTGAGGTTGATTATGAATCTTTGGCGATCAAGACGTGAAAAATTCATAGACCCAGATGGTTCGTGAATATCATCTGGGTACAAAGCAAACGAATAGATACCAAACGGTAGAGATGGAATTGATTTGTGATATGTTAAAGGGGCTACATATTTCAAATATTTTGCTGGCAAATTGAAACGTTCATTATCGTTCGCAAGAAACTGAACATTATCTAAAAGATCTACAACATTTCCATATACATCTCTTACTACAAAGTAGAGTTCGAATATAGGATCTACAAAAGCAGTATCAAGTTGAATCTGGGTTGAATTGACACAAGGAACTTTGATACTTTGAATCTTTCTGGTTCTCTGTTTATATTCTGGAATTTGTTCATTAGAATCAATCAAAGAATAATCAATAAGTAAATAAGCTGAAGAAAATTGATCACTATTAAACTTTATACGAATTTGGTCACTGTTCTTGTGTTGTATAAAGTGTCCTTTTTGAATAAGATAAAATGGAAGTTCTTGGTACGATGGTGTTCCATTCAAAAGTGTATTATACGTACTTTCTTGTTCCGTTCTGAGAAGCAAGGATTGTTCAAGAGGTATGAAATCTCCTGGAATACTTTCTAGAATTTCATCATTCACTATATATTCGGCATACTCTAATCCTACTCGATTATCAGATACTATTCGGATCTTTGATATATAATCACCCGCCTTTGGAATATTAATAAGGTATTCGCAAGATGGAAAGACGTTACGAGGGAATGGCACCTTTATCGTTTGGGTACAATACCTCCTCATTACTAATACCTAGGAAATTCTAACAGAAATTTTGCCCAAAATGGGACCGATTCAGGAATTGAATCTCAGACCGGCGAGATTTTTCCTGACTGCTAGAACGTTATAACTTTCTGTGTATACATTCCCTGAAAGATTTTGAAACTTTTGGTCGATTATTCGAGACATGTTCATGGGATTGTTAAAAACATAAATCTTTGACTTCATGGCACCAGGATTAAAGAGGTTATCAAAAGAGTGAACATTCGTTTGGTCAGTGTCAAAGAGTTTATGATTATTAATTGAATATGTATCAAAAGTTCCGTCTATAATCATACTATGAACTGGTCCATATGTACTCAATTGGTTTACACAAATATCATATATATTTGAAGTTTCTTTTTCAAGAGTAATATATTCAACAATAAGGGAAGCAAATGCGTTTGAATTTATAGCATCGATATTTGTTTGGAGTCGAACCTGAACTTCTAAATCTGTAGTCATTGGTATATTTTCCAAGAATGGCAAGACCGAATAATACACCCTTGGTTCAAAGATTGGGTTGTTGTCTCCTTCGAGCAAAGGTCTCAATGGATTATTTGTATATGTATCTTGAGTTGGAGTTTTGATTTTGATATATCTATACGGGAACGATTGAATCATCTGACCACCCATATATAAAGAAGCTGTATCATAAAAGGCATTTGGATAAGCATACCCTGTTAAAAGATTTTGACCAGGAAGCCAACCTGATTCAGCATATGTTAATGTCGAAGAAAAAGATGAACTATTTATATTCACTTTTACAAATCCACCATATAAAAGGATTAAATCTTTTGTATCGAATCCAAATAAATTTGCGAGCTCAACGCTTGTAAAAGAAAAATATGAAATTACAGGCCCATATGAAAATGAAAAACGGGAAGGTCCACTTGTAATAGTGCCTGAATTAGGTGTTGTTATCCAATTTAATGAACTTGTATTGGCATATGCTGTATTCGCTATGTAATAATTATTAACTATAGTACCTGTGGTATCAACCACATAAACATTTCCTGTCAAGGATGTTTTGTAATATGTATATATTGATGATATTGGAGTCTGTTGTGGTTCTTTTACTTTAAGCGTTATACTCTTGATGAATGATCCACGCTTTGGTAATGTTGACCTCAGAATAGTACCAGGAATCTGTTTCGGTTGATCAAAAGGTATCTCATAAGATTGGATAGATATCTTTTCATTTTTCGTAATCACATCGTTAAAATATGTGAACGTTGGTTGGTCTGTGAGAAACAAATCCTGTGTACCGGTTCTAGCAAAATAAACCATCCTATAGTGTGTCTGGAAATTTCTTTTATATAATCACACATGTAGTATGAATAACAACATTCAATTGAAAAAGTTCGATCCAGCAAAGATTGGAGATGAAAAAATCTGTGTTGTTATTGGAAAACGCGGAACTGGCAAGAGTACTCTGATTGCTGACTTAATGTACAACAAGAGACACGTACCAATGGGCATTGTTCAATCAGCAACAGAGGAAGGGAACAAGTTTTATTCAAAGTTTGTTCCTGATATATTTATTTATAATGACTTTTCAGTTGAGGCTATTGAAAAGGTTGTTGCTCGTCAAAAACGAATGGTTATACGAGGAGCACCAAATCCAAACTGTTTCATAATTCTTGATGATTGTCTTCATGATAAAAAGAATTTAAAGTGTCCAATTATTCGACAGATTTTTCAGAATGGGAGACATTGGAAAATATTCATGGTTGTAGCAGCACAGTACGCATTAGATATGAGTCCTGACTTACGAGGAAACGTTGATTATGTTTTTATTCTTCGTGAAAATATTATTCAGAATAGAGAACGGTTATATAAATCATTCTTTGGAGTGTTTCCAACATTTCAACAATTTTGTCAAGTGATGGATGTTTGTACAGAAAACTTTGAAGCTCTTGTTCTTGATAATACAAGTAAATCAAACAAGATTGAAGATTGTGTATTCTGGTATAAAGCACCTATACGTTCAAATTTCAGATGTGGATCAGAGATGATGTGGCAATATCATAATAAAAATTACAGACCTGATCAACCAAAACCTGGAGGAGCATCATCATCTGCCCCAAAATTAAAAATTACAAAGGTTTAGACATCGTATTCACGTATCGAGAGGGGATTTGGGTCTGTTGGATTCTTTTTAGGAGGTGGTGGTTTCTTTTCATTTTTTCTTAGAATAGCAGTTTTCAGTTCATCATATTGTTCCCATGCTACTCGACACTCTTTTGTATCACCGTTATGGCAGGCTACAAGGATATCAACGATTGTTACCATGGTTTATTTATATAGTAATAACAGAAATGTATCCTGACATTTGGGGACCTGCTATGTGGCACAGTATATTTTGTATCCTTGAGGAATCTCCAGACCCTGTTTCACAGTCACATATTGACTTTTTCACTTTGTTAAAGGATGTCATGCCATGTGAAAAGTGTAGACTTCATTATTCGGAATATATTCAGAAGAATCCATTGCCAACTGGACGTGAACAATTAAAAGCTTATTTCTGGCGTCTTCGTGATGCGATTTACGAAAGAAATAAGATGAACTAGACTATAGAATGGATATTGGAAATCTTATTCCACAGGAAAATAATAGTATTGAGCCAATTGTAGAAGTACCAATGGTTTCTGCCTCAGAATTCGCAAGTGATATTAACGATGTTCTCATCGCTCAGGAGAGTCCAAGCTCTGGTCGTGTTCAGAGCATGATGCCATCTATAGATCCAACACCAGTACGCAGAAAGACCAAGAATATCTTTAACCTGACTGATGAGCAGATCCATGCCATCATCGCTGGAATTGTTGGCACCCTTGTTTTCCACCCAACGGTTCAGGGTAAGCTGCCAGTTGTAAACGGAGCCATTCAGAAGATTGTATTGAATGTTCTCATCATTGCTATAGCATACTTCTTTGCCGTCAGAGCATACAGAAACAAGTTTAAATAGGATCACCAATTTCTTGACCACAATACTTCACATTAGGAATTGGTCTATATATATCTAGAGTAGAAGCGATATCTCGAAGTTTCTTAAAATTGTTCCAAAATTCATCAGAGTGTTCATATTCATTGACTGTTTGATGAGCAAGTTCGTGAAGGAATACATTCATGACAGAATCTATGTTATCAAGGCCACCTTCGAGACAGAGTGTAATCTCATATCCCTTGTTTACATTGGTTCCAATTTTATCACCTTTGATCGTCGTTCCAGTAATGATTGAATCAGTTGTATAAATTCCTTTAAATTCACCAATCTCTCGAAGATGATTCTTTAATATGGAATACCGTTTTTTAATTTCAGTGAGCAACGGATTCTCACGGATAGACAAAGTAATACATACAAGAATGAATAGCAAAAGAAACACAGTGATGATGAGTATCATTCTTTCTTGTATGTACCGAGATTATAAATGACCCTGGTGGGGGTCGAACCCACAGTCTTACGCTTAGAAGGCGTACGCGTTATCCTATTACGCTACAGGGCCGGTGAGGGGTGGGAACGGAACTGTCGTTCCGTAAATGTGAATGGTGGGATCTGTACAAAGTACAGTGAATGGTGGGAACGGAACTGTCGTTCCGTAAATGTGAGGGGTGGGAACGGAACTGTCGTTCCGTAAATGTGAATGGTGGGATTTGAACCCACGCCTCCGAAGAGAGAGGATCTTAAGTCCTCCGGCATAGACCAGACTAACCGACATTCACGCAAATGGTACGGGTCTGAAAGACCCGATTTGATACTTAACTTTAGATTCCGAGTCTTACGACTCGTTTTGATTCACGCAAGTGTGAAACACTTTTAGTTTCTAAGAAACGGTTACTATGAAACCGATGGTGTTCCCGGCGAGTCTCGAACTCGCGACCTTTGGTACATAAGACCAATGCTCTAACCAACTGAGCTACGGGAACATGGCGCTCTCGGCAGGGATCGAACCTGCGACATTCAGGTTAACAGCCTGACGCTCTAACCAGCTGAGCTACAAGAGCAGGGTGGGTATCTCTACCCACTAGTATTACCATCTATTTCTTTAACCCAACGAATTTCGAGTAGATTGAAAACTCTTCCCATTCAACGATATCAAAGTACTTTTCAAATTCTACTCGATTAAACAATGGTTCAACTACTGGTCCATTTCTATAGTAAGGTACATCTGGTATATATACAGATACATGAGTAGGAGAAACACGTTGAACACAAATCCTCGTATCATCACGGTTTGTAAGTATGGAATCTGGATTTGAAACTATACCAACAACTTTGGGAGCAAAGGATGCTATGAGACTATAATTATTTGGGTCTTCATAGTGGAGTGAAAAATTATAACACACCAAATCAAACTTCATTTCCAATGGAACATCTTGAATAGTTCCGTGAATGAAAGTAGATCCAGGTGATCTCTTCTTTGCTTCTTCAATCGCTAAATAGTTTGGATCAACCCCCAGAACCTGTGCTCCCAACTTTTTCCATTTATGAACATCTCCACCTTGCCCACACCCAATATCCAAAACCCTTGATCCATATGGAACATGTTGAGTCATCCAATCCATCTTGATTTTGTTATTTTTCGTACGAATATCCATTTAAAGATATGAAACCTTTATTTTTTAAATGGCTCTTGAGCAAGATTTCACCACTGTTCCCGGTCAGTCATTCGCTTGCCTCTCTATTGTCGGTCCTTCGTGTCCTCAGAAGACTGATAAATTTGGAATCAAGATTCGAGGATGCTTCTCTACAAAAGACGAGGCCGAGAAACACGCAGGACGTCTTCAGAAGGAAGATCCAACTTTTGATATCTATGTAGTTGATATGTTCAAATGGCTTCTCATCCCACCCGACAATACCGATATTGAGAATGTACATTATACAAATGATAAGCTTCAAGAGATTATGGACAAGCATCTACAGAGTGAGAGAATGGCAAGTGCTATGTTCAATGAGCGCAAGAGAGCTATGATGGCTAAACCGCTCGATGGCGATACACCGTATATTACACCCGGTGACGAGAATTCCAAATTCTATACAAAGCCAGATGTTCCTCCAATTCCTCACCCAGCAGATGTCGTTGAGGAACTTCGCAAAGAGTTTCCAGACAAGACAATTGCGGAGCTTGTCGTGCTCGCAAATCAGAAGATTGACGCAGAAATTGAGGATCGTCGAATGAAACAAAATTCTGGTACAATTGTAGAAGAAGATGAGCAGTAATGTGCCAGTTCCACCAGTGACCACATCTCCAAATACAACAGCTCCACCACCAGTGACCACACCACCTCCCCCGGTAATTGAACCAACAGCAACAATAACAGTTACTTCAAACGTATATGTATCTCCATCTGATCTTTATGTAGCAATGGCAGGTGGAAGTCAAAGAGCGAATCCATGGGTTGGATTTCTTCAGACTGATGATGTTTTAACGGGAAATATTCACCCTGAAATTATCCAAGGATGGGAATCACCGTATGATCTCGCAACATATGAAATATTAATAGATTACCCTGAACCAACTTCGAATACAAGTACATTATATGTAAATAGAGGTAATAATAGCTCAGTCATCGTCTAAAAACTCCTCCTCGTCAACTACGTCATCATCTTCATCACCATCCTCTTCCTCGTCAACTATGAAATCTTTTAGACTTCCCTCATCGTCCTCATCATCGTCTTCGTCATCCTCTTCTTCATCTATAACATCGTCCTCATCAAACTCGTGAACACCATCTGGATCATCTGAATCGTACTCGTCATCATTGAAATCGTCTACTACATTCTCAATCGGAACGAATCTCTCTGGTGGCTTGGATGAACGTCCTGAACGAGTGCGAGTCGCCATTTTAAAATTTATATATTGTTTTCTTTATACTCTTCTAACGCACTCCTAAACTCCTCCTGATGTTCTATGGGTATTTCTATAGATGATATATAACTGGTTAATCCGGTTTCTCGAAATTTTCGCCAGGCATTACGGTCTATCCCCGAAAATTTTGAGAGACGCGATACATCTGGCCTTGAAGGTATCTTCAGTATGCTGAGCGCCAGGATAATCAGTACCGCTACCCAGAAATACATTCTCCTCTTCCTTGTTTGTACACTCGGTTTTAAACATGGGTCGACGAACTGGTAAACGATATTTTCTGCCCTGGAAATGAGAACACCCTTCATCGTGACATCTCTGACTGATTGTATTGGTTTTCGTGTCTATTAGGAACCATACATGATTCGATTTGTGTTCCCTTTTGACATTTTCACAATACTTTGATGTTGTGGCAACCACCTTTCCGTTTTTAGTCAATGATATAATCTTCAAGTTTGTTTGATGAGGTATATTGATACGAATAAACGTTTCTAAATCTGAATCTTGTTCCTCTTTTCTCGGTGGAGATATATCACCTTCCACATTCGATCGAATACTAAACATACGAAGCATACTCGATGTTTTTTCCTGACTGAATGGGAAAAATTCAAGATTTGACAAGTATCCATATGGAACATATACTGAACTATCGTCTGTTGTTTTATAGGACCATAACATCCGAAGACCAGGTCCTGTATACACATTTTCGTCTATGATTTTGGCCCATTCATTCCCAAATTCCTGTAAAATACGCAACCGAATTGATCGAGCCTTTTTGGAATCAACAATAAGGTCAGGCCATATGAAATGTAACCCGAAATTCGGATCAGACGTTGCTATCAAACATTTCCCACCATCTACAATTTTGGAAAACTCTTGAGCGAGTTTCACAGAATCGAGTTTATTATCAGAATCCACATCTATGAAAAATTTAAATCGTTTGGTTTTTTGTTCTATAATGTATAGTTTAGTTGGTGATTCTACATATTCGTGGTAAAACATATCCATCTCATCATTCGGAACCAGGAGTTTCCCCCCGTTTAGAAGAAGATGAGTCCACTTGTTTTGGCTTTTCCATCTTTCCATGTTTACTTTCAGTTAAATCTTTTTTAAGTTCTAATAATTTTTTGGTCGACAATTTGTCCGTTATAAGACCTTGTATTTCTTTCGCAATATCTTCTTTGCGCTTTGTCATTATTAATATTGAAATAATTTTTATTAAGTGAATAGAGCGCGGAATGAAACTTTTTATTCTGAATAACCTCCGTCCTGATCATAGGCCATAAATTAGGAATGTTTCGTATATCTTCAAGCGATTTGAATTGTATAAAATCATTTTCATCATAGTGTTTGCGAAATTTTATAAGATCAGAATCCATCAAGTGTTTCTGCTTATTAAACATTTCAACATACCACGTTTGATTCTGAAGAGTCATTAATGGATATTCCATCAAATAAACACTATATATATTTGTAACTGGTGGTGATTCTTTGGTATCATGTACCCGAAATCTATAATGAGTATAGAACCCAGATGTAATTTTTATAATACCTCGCGTTTCTTCTTCCAACTCTCTCAAAGCACATTTCAAGGGGTTTACAATTTCATTTCTGCGACACCCACCCGTTACAAATGTCCACTCCTTGAATCGCCTATCATGTACCATTAGAAAATACAATGTGCCGTTAATTTTTAGATATGGTATTGCTATCGCTTTATATCTCTCCATCTCGTGAAGAGCCCTATATTAATTATATAAATAAAACTACGAACTATACAGCAGTCCACCCTGTCCATTTTGGATTCTCAGAATGTTGTAGTTTACGGCGTAAAAGTAAGAGCCTGAACCGTTCTTGGTCAATGTCTGAATATTGCCACCGGATGGAACCAACAGACGGAAAGTATCGATTCTTGAAAAGTTGAGTGAACCAGATGGCTGGATCTTGGAAGTGTTGAGGCAGAATGGAATAATAGCTACATTTGAAGTTCCAACGGCTGAACCGAAATCTGTATTGTAGTACTGGTTAATATCTGTCCAGTGAACAAGAGAACGGAAATCTCCGATATCATTACCATTCACCTGTGCTTTCAATCTCAGAGCGGCTGCGGTAGCACTTCCGGCACCAGGTGTACCACCTGTATTATATGCGGTTGTGTAATTATTAGACTCGAAAGCAATGTATTTCACTGGCTGGGCAAGAGCAAACTCGAAAGTGCTCACAGGAGAAACAAGTGAACGAGTCACCTGTGTAATAAGCATATCATGGGATTTCTTGGCAAAGAATGCTCTCTCGGTCTCATCCAAATAAATGAATCGAGCCCAGCATGATATAGTTGGGTCAGGGATGACAGATCCCCAGTAAATGCGAATCTCAACATCGTGATACTGGAGAGCGACAAGAGGCAGAGCAGACGCCCAATCTTTACAGAAGAAGAATTTCAAGGGGTAGAAACCATTGTAAGCTCTCTGACTAAAAGTGCTTGATCCAGTGACTGGCTCGACATTTGATGAATATGTAAAATCCTGTGTATCGATAATCTGTCCACCAATCAGCAAATCAATGCGATCAATAATCTTTGACCAATCTGCGTTTACATTAGAAGTCTGATTGACATCCTGTGAAGTAAAATACACATGACTTAACAAATCTCCCTTCTTCTCGAATCGAACAGTAGACACTGCTCGTGGATTTGCGTTTCCTTGAATCAGCTGACGTTCAACTGATGCGGCAAAATGAGTATATCTTTTATAGGTTGATCTGAAAAATGAAACTTCAGGATTACCAGAAAGGTACATATCCTGAACACCGACGGCTACTAATTGAACTATACCAGAGCTCATTTTAGAGTTGAGCCAGAAAATAAAAATATCAGCACATACTAAAAATGTCTGGTGTTAATGCTAAAGGTCGTGCTATTCTCCTCACCAAAGGCGGTAAGCCATATGTGATCCTGGTCTCTGCCAAGACTGGTAAATCTTACCACGGCAAGCCAGCAGTTGGCCGCTCAGGTGAGCGTAAGCCACGTGTGGTTGCTTCTCCCAAGATGATTGGTACCCTGCCTCCCCGTGCTATCAAGCGCCCAGGTGGTCGTTCCCCATACATGACCCAGGAGAAGCCCATCTTCAAATCTGCCAGAGGTTCTCTGTTCACCATTGCCCCCTCCGGCAAACGCCAGTACCGCAAGACTGCCGGTGAGGCTGGTGCCGGTCCCAGTGGCAAGGTTAACGTTCGCGGCAACCCAATCATGGTTGGACCCCGCGGTGGTCTGTACATTGTTGTGGGTGACAAGACGCGTAAGCCATACAAGCGCGCAGCACCCAAGCCCAAGGCACAGATGGTGACTGTGATGTAAATTAAGAAAGAGACATGGCAAGATAGTTGTTCTTGTTCACATCCTTTGCTAAGCTCAAATCGTGAGTAAGTGGGTTCAATTGCGATTTCAATTCGTTCAAATCGTAAAATCCAGTGTTGATATAATTCTGGACTAAACCAACACCAGGACTGACACCACCAGGTGGGGAAGTTTCATTCTCACGTCGCAAATTGGTAGCAATACCACCGGCATCGAGGGGGTCGGCGGTTACGTTCATTCTCTGACCATTTCCAGGGCGGTCAAATTTGCTTCTGTTCTCGCGATCTTTCATATAGGTATTTGTTTCACCATATGCCTGATAGACGCTTGCTTGACCAGGACCAAACTGTAAAAAGTCACCTTCGCGTGGACCAGTCTGTTGACGGATGGTTGATCGCCCAGTCTTTGTGAATTCGGGAATAGATTCAGGGGCACGGATATTTCCACCTTGACCCTGGGCAGAGGATTGTACTGGTGCTCTGTAGTACACTTTATCAGGGAAATGAGTCACGTCACCCTGAATGGGATTACCGCCCTTTACAACAGGATTTGCTGGTCCTCCAGATGTTCCTTTAAGTGCGATTAAACGCTCGTCATTTACGTTATTAGGCAATATGCGAAACAACTGCTGAAATCCACCGGCACTGGCAACATCAGGGCCAACACCCAGACCAGGTCCAATATTCTGTCGAGTCACTGGTGGTATATTGTTCATCTTGTTGGAGATGTTCTGTCTATTTGTAAAGTCATATACTGGCTGTCCAAATGGGTACTGGACTGTGTTGCTATTTTGAAGACTGGAAATTTCATTCTTAGGTGTTAATCTAAAATCTCCTATTCTGCGTCCGAGATCGGGAGCTAGGTTACGGTTTTCCATATAATCGAGGGCGTGTTCACGTGGTGCTCTTGCGTCACACGCTTTCTGTACGAGAGAAGGTGAATCTTCTGTGAGTATACTATCGCGCTCTGAGAGAGTTTTTCCGGCAAAAACAAGACCGGCAATTGCCAACAAGGATGCCATTCTTTATTTATCCTTTCATAAATAATTTAGGATCCAGTTTATATCTCTGAGCGGTTCTGAGATTTCTATCATCGGCATATGTACTGATGGGCACAAATGTCTGGTAGAAACTCACGGGGTTCTCGATGTGATTATTAGGGAAATCGTAGGCCACTTGCGAATATCCTGCTTTATATCCAAAGGTTGACTGGGGTCGGAGCATATCGTCCGCCTCAACATCCCATCCAAGAGTAGTCATTTATGTATTACGAAGAAATAGTTCCTCGTTGGTATCCTCTTCTCTGGACGGCATCTGCTCCTCTTCCCATTGGCATTTGAGCTGGATCGCAACTCATTCCATCCTCTCGGCACGTTGGTTTGAACATCGGTGCGTATGCTCCCTGGAGAAACTCATCCATATTGTTTGGAATGGTTGAAGAAGGTGCGGTGTAAAAATTGTGCTCCGCGAACCATCTTCCTTCTGTGAATGGGTGAATCTTGTCCCAATTTTCTTTAAGTGATTTAGGATCTACATTTGCTTTGGGTCTGTCTGGTCTGTCTATATAATCAGTTGGTATGACGTTTGCCATGACGTTATCATCATTAATTTGCTGATACTGTTTTACATAAGACTCTTTGATCATTCCATTTTTATACATCACATAGAGTGTCAAGAGAGCTATTGAGCCTATAAGCAGAAACCGCGAATCTTTGCGCATGATGAATAAGATAGCAGTTGAATATACTATCAAACGAGTTGTGGCAAAAACTCGGTCACGTGCTGATTGTTTTGGTGTTGGCCAAAACTGTAAAAGTTTTTTTGAATCAAACAACTCATTCATTTACTACACACTACGAAGATTTCTGAAGGAGATTGAGGATAGAGGACATATCTGGCATCTCACCATCACCCTCTGCCATACCCTGAGCCATATCCTGAGCCATTTTCTCGATACTATCAAGTGTCTTTTTGGGGATACTCGTCACCATTGTACCAATAGTCAATAGCGACTGGAGATATTGCCAAATAGAATCCTTGGACTGGTCAGACAACTCTGTCCACATTACATCCAGACGTACCTCTGGGAGAATCTGCTCATTCATAATAAACGACTCGTTCTTGGACATAATGGCTGCTGAATGGGGTTTTACAACCTTCATAAAATTGGTAACAATCTGTCGTGGATTCGCAATCTTGATAACTGCGATTGATGCCTGATACTTCTCTACTGTCTTGTTCTCTGGAAAAGTCAGATTCAACTCTGTCACAAACTGATCAAGCATATCTGTAAACATCTTGACGGATGCCATTTTTATGAATAAACACTTCTATTCTTTAAAACGGTTCCTTTATAATTGGTTCCTTATTACCCTGATACATGATAAAGTACACTAACAGAGCAACAAAAACACTTGGCTTTATAATCTCTGAATTCTTCTTCTCACCTGTACCTGTGAATTTGATTGCTGCGGCTGTCACGCAACCAGCAAAAGCGGCGGCGTATGCTGGATTTTTAAGAATATCCTTGGATATCATTTCTTATTGTATGACACGTTTTTTTTCAACCTGATCTTCGGCATCCTCAAAGAGTTCTGTGTTTTCGGTTTCCTTTGGGATATCCTGTGTAGACGGGAATGGTGATTCTTTATTCAGAGCTTCTTCAAAGGCATCTTCCCGTGTTTCCTCAACATCTTCTGGTGGTTGTTGCTGAGTTTCTTGTGGAGCCTGTGGCGGAGAAGCAGGAAGTGGTGGTGGTGACTGGAATGTATG